GACTGAATCAGCCGTCAGGCCCCCGTGCCGCGCCNCCTTCTCTACCGCGTCTGCCGCCACGGCGGCCTTTTCGCGCATGGACTCCTGCCACTTCTGCAAGGTCACCTGCATGCGCCCTACGTCTGCGTGCGCCCGAGCCACTACCGAGATTGACCGCGCCGCCTCTTGCGGGTCCGTGTCCGTCTGGCGCAGCGCTATCGATATGCGCAGGAGCTGTTCCTGCAGAATCGAACTGGTGGCCGACAGCACGTCGCCCTCGTCGCCATCGTCCTTGCACGCCTTCGCGAGCGCGCGCGTGCGCCGCACATCGGCCAGCGCCTGGTTGAAATCGGCTTCCAGCGCCGATCCGTGGCGATGCAGCGCGCTCTTGCTGATCTGGTATCCAAGCGCGCACAGCCAGTCTGCCAGGCTGGCGTAGCTGCCAAACCCGTTCTCCACCAGGCGGCGGTTGAGCTCGTCGCGAATCTCGTCAGGCAGTTGCCCAACCGCAGAGCGCGCCGGCATCTCAGCGCCCCGGCCGCGGCCGAGCGACACCGGGCACCGTCATGCCCTGTGCCACATCGAGCCCGCGGTCGGTGAGTGTCGCCAGAGTCACGCCGCGCGAGCCACCGGATTGCTGGGTCACCACAAGGCCCTGCGAATTCAGCCACGCGAGCTCGACGCGCAGCGCGGACAGCCCCTGAATCGGCACGCCCTCATCCCGCAGAGCAGTGTGCAGGATGACGTCGGCAGACGTGTAATCCGGCGCCTTCGCCAAGCAGCGAAGAACCTCCAGGCGCGCCCACTCGACCACTCGCTCAGAAAACTCCATCGCTCCGCTCACTTGTCGAGAAGGTGCTGGTTGATCATGTGCAGCGTTTGCGAAATCGCCGCGACCGTGCCACGCAGCTCGGTGGCCACTTCGGACACTTCGGAAATTGCCGAGTAGACCGGCGCCAGATCCGCCCTCGTCGTCGTCTCGGAGAGGCGAACCCGGAGCGTCTGCAGTGTTTCGTCCACGATGGCCCGTCGCGCGTCCAAGTTCAGCTTCACATCCGCGATCTCTTTCGCCACCTCGACGCGCAGAGACTTGATCGCGTCCTGAGTGACCTTGTTGCGGCGATCCCAAAAGACGAAGCCAGAGACCATGAGCGCCCACAGCAGCGTCATCATGTCGATCCAGAAGCGGATCGTCTGATAGTCAATACCGAACATTCCTTATGCGCTCCTTTCGTTCCAGCAGGCGTTTGCACTCCACGCACAGATCGGTGCCGGGGTAAGCGGCCCTGCGATCATCGGGGATCGGATCCCCGCACTCGCGGCAAACCGTCGCCGAGTCGCTGGCCTTCTTGCCTGACAGCGCAGCGCGCCGCTGCTGATCGGCGAACAGATCCTGGATCATCTCCGTCTCGCGGCGCGAGGCTCGATCGACCAGGTCACTCACTGGACACCGCCAGCGAGCCGTACAAGAACCACTCCGCCTCGTCCCGCCGTCTCGCGATGCGGGCCGCGTCGTCTTCCGGCGTTGGCCAATGGCGTAGCGCATCCGCCGCAGCGAGCTTGTCGCCGGCGTTGACCAAGGCGCGCAGTGGCGACCGCTCGAACGCCAAGATTCCGACATCGAACAGCAGGCTGACCAAAGCGTCGAACTCGTGTTGTTCGAGTGGGGTCTGCGCCGTCGCGCTGAGGTAGAGTTCGAAGCAGCGCAGATCTTCACGTACAACGCCCGTGTTGGCGCGCGGCCCGCATCCCGGGTCGCGACAGTCGCCGCCGAGCAGCCTGAGCCCGGCTTGAGAAACCCTCCGGATGTTGCACCGGATTGAATTGATCGGTCGCGTGTCGTCAAAGGCCATGCCGCCATTTTCCCGCGCGCGCGCGGAGCACGGCACGATGAAACCATTCGACACGCACCACGAAAAACCCCGCACAGGGCGGGGCTTGATCGTGGGTATGGACGGCTCAGGCGCTGGTTCTTTCCCGTTCCTTGCGCCTCTGGTAGCGCAGCAGCAGCCCTTTGCGACGGTTCGGAGCCACCGGCGGATTGAGCACGCGCCGGTGTGTGACATGGGCGGCCGCGATCGCTGCGGTCACGATGTACAGCGGCGCCAGGAGCGATCGCCAGAACCGATACAGTGCGGTGTTGAGGCGCACATCCGGGGCGGTCGCGAGCAAGTGCTGCGACGTCAGAGCCGCCCTGGCCTCGGCCGGCGTCATCGTTCCTGGCGTCAGATCGTCCGCATCCGGTTTCACGGCGCCACCTCCGGTGTCTCCACGCTCCGCGCGAAGCGTAATTCTGCCGAAGAGATCGATTCCTTCCATGTGCCGCCGGGGGCTTTCGCGAGCGCCGCGCCAGCCTTGCCATACACCCGTTTGCAGACGATGCCGTCTGGCCACACTTGGGCGACGATCGCACTGCCGATGCCGCGGCTGTTGCCGTCTTTCACTTCGGCGAAAAGCTCAGACAAGGCGATCTTCTGGCCCGCCGTCAAGTCCAGTTTCAACACGTTGAATCTCCTTTCGTCAGAGCGGCAGCTCCTGCTGCCGTTCTGGGTTTTGATCTCCACGGGAGCAGATCAGCTCCACTGCCCGTGATGTGATGGGGCTGAAGCACAGGCAGATCTCGTAGACGGCCTGCCGGCCGGATAGGCCGCCAGCGGTCAGGCGGTCGTACTCGGCCCTGATCTTGCGCGCCCGCAGCTCGTCCCGAGCCGCCTTGCAGACCGGCACCGAAAGCGGCTGGCCGCCGCGCTTGGCGGCAAGCGTGGCCATGGCATCATCGCCGATCAGCGCGGCCAAGTTGACCCACCGCGCCGCGCCGAACACGTTGCCCGTTGCGCTAATCGGTACCACGAAGGTCACGCCGGCCCGCGCATTCAGCAGCGCGCAGGCCGCCTCTGCGCCGATCTCACGGATCAGCGCCAGCGCCGTGTAGGGCAGCAGACTGCCTACCGAAACGCAGTCATCAGGCGTCAGCTGGTGCACCGCGATGCCTCCGCTTGAGGTGGAACTCCATCGCCGCGACGATCAGCCGCAGCTGCCAGGCATCGCAGAAGCGCAGCGGCGTGTGCACGTTGCCCGATTTGCCGGCGCCACCCATCTGCTTGGCGATCCCTTCGATGTAGGCCACTTGCATGCCTGTCTCGATTCCCGCTGCGCGCGCCTGCATCAACAGCTTGCGCAGCAATGGCTGCCGGTCGGACACCGCGGTATCGATGAACGCCCACTCATTGACGATCGGAGCGCCGGCCGCGTCGCGCTTGACGAGGCCGCAGCGAATCAGATGATTGAGCGCCGCGCGCAGCTGTTCAAACGAGAGACGCGCTGTACTTTCCAGCGAAAAGGACTGGCGTAGGTACTCCTTCCATGCCTCGTCGTCGATCGCGAGCTGACGGCGACCGCAATGGATGGCCGCAATCATCTTCGCTCGCTCTGCCGCCGGCCGGCGATCTGCTCCTGCCATCACCTTTCCCGTACGCCAGGCGGATCGAGATCGATGATTTCGCGCATTGA